CTTATGCATATCCCCACAAAGTACGTACTTTGTGTCAAACAAGGTAGTAAGATGTCCTGCGGTAGTAGCATTGGCTCCGAAAGGAATTTCATCCTCTGTGGGAAAGGTAAGAGTGTGTACTATGGTAATTTCGTCATTAAGCCCAGCACTGTGCTGAAATCTACCATCTATGATCTCTTCGTTTGATCGAAGGTATTGAATCTTACCCTCTACAGCTTGCAAAATTCCTATACTTCCTTTATGTGACATATCCTCTCTATGCCAAATGAGCGAATGATTACCCCCAATCATGAACCAGTTGTTTCTGAGATAATGCTGTACCATAAAAATAAACATAGAAATAAGCTCGTCACCTACCCGAGGAGAATCCAGAAGATCTCCTGTACATACAATGTGAGCATCCAATTTATTAGCTTTATCTATAATCTCTTTAAGTATCTTTTCTTGAAAGATCATCCATTCTTCATCTGTCTCCCGCCTACATGAGGCTACATCCATCCTTAAATGGTTATCGCCCGTGACTACATATCTCATAATACCTCCTTAAACTCTGGAAAATAACGTACATCCTGTTCGTGGATAAAATACTTATCTACACTACCATCAGGTAATATATCAGCAAATCTCCCATAATTATCTATTACCACACTCGGCCCAAGATAGTAAAACCACTTTCCACAGATATGTTGGAACTTTGGTGGATTATCTGGTATAAGGCGTTCATAATAAACCTGTACTCCATACCCCATAGTATTTATGTATACTGGTGTTCGCAGTTCTTTTGCCATACTAGAACGCACATGTAGTATGCTCAAGTGCTTTACCACACAAAGGACACACATCAACTAGGGCCACTTCCTTTTCTAAAGGATCCAATTCTTCTGTAGTATACTCAAGGATATCTGCACTATTCTTGTACTGTGTGATAGTAATAGTAGCTGTGTTTACCTCTGTCTTTATGACACCAGTATCCTCTACCATCCGGTCTATTTTGCGCACTAGTTTATCCATCATAGATACATCTACAGAAGCCTCTTTATTGTATTGAGTGTATCTATCAATAGATGCTTGAGCATCGTTAATATAGCTACTATGCGTGTTTCGGAGGGCTATTTGGGCCATTATAGCATCATCTAGCTCAACTGCCCTAGAGATACAGGCGCAAGTATCGAGTATTTGCCCTTGACGGCGAAGCTCATATACTGAACGCTCAATATCTCCTGTAGACTCAAGGATAGTGTCATTCTCGCCCTCAAGTTTCTCTATCCTACCTGTGAGCTTCTCTGCCTTTTCAAGCCACTCGAATTCAGTTAGTTCCTTTTCTGCACGAACTAGATTAGTGTTAGCTGTAGTGATATCTGTCCCTATCTTGCGTCTCTTGACCTCTACAGCACCTTGATAGAGGTCTGCTTCCTCCATATTGACTATCTTGTTGAGGAAACGAGCTACATCTCCGGGGGAATCCGATAGAAGGAAAGGGGCATCCAACTGTCTCTGGATATTGATCTCAGAGAAGTTGAGTAGCTTCTGCACCTGTTCTGGCACTGTAGTACCCACTGCTTCTAGCGGAAGTTCTCCGTTGATAATATATGCATTTATACTACCACGGACACGCTCAACTGTGGTACCATCCTCTAGGGTAAGGATGACACGGCAGTCTTCCTTTTGCTTCTTACCATTAAACGCCCACCACGATATCACAGATAAACCGGATGGCGCGTTCTGTGTTACATAACGGATAGCTCTCATGAGTGCTGATTTACCACTATCTGATGTACCCGATATGATATTAATGCCTTTGTCGAATTCCACAAGGGTGTGCTTATGCGATTGGAAATTAAATAACTCCACTGATTTAATCAACTAGAACTCCTTTTTGACCTTCAAAGAACTCTTCTATTTCGTCCTGTAGACCTTGAGATATATAATCATCTTGTCGTAGTTCAAACTGAACTGAACGTAAAAGATCCCTTGCTTGCCTTAAATAGCTTATCTCTTTTGAGATATCCACATAATCCTGTAAATTCATTTTCTATCCTCCTTCAAAAATAGTGCCATAGATGCCCCTATAGGAGCTATCAGATCCACAAATATCGCAGCAAATAAACTAAGAACAAACTGTATAACAGATGCCCTTATCCCAAAAGTCTCCTCTATCATTTCATAGAAGTTCTTTGCAGGAACCTCTGTATCACCTATAACTGACAACAAACTTGCCTTTTTAGTAGATATAGCATTCAGCTGTGCTGTCTGCTGTGCTATATAAATCTCAGCATTATTGATATTATAAGACAAATTGTTATATTCCTTCGTCCCGTACCCCAGCGGGTATATTTGCTGATTATACCTTATAAGGGATAATTTCTTATTGTCTATAAGTAATTGTATATCCTTCTCTTGCTTTTCATACTGAGTATACAGCATTTGATTAGTGTTGTCAACTTTAGTTATATGAGTAGCTTCCTTAAAGGTTTCCTTCTGTTTGTTATACATTCCGATACTCGTCGCTGACATACTGTATGCTGTTACTATAACCCATAGGATTCCTATACCCATGGCTTGAGGGATTTTCTTCTCTTTCCAGAATAATACTACCATAGAGGCTGCGGATACCATGAAAAGGGAGATAAGTGCAGACAGAGAGAACGCCCAGAACAAAGGATATGATTCCAGTAAGTATGTTGATGTATTTCTGATACCTACCATAGAAGCCCCTACAGCAAGGACGGCGAATATTATACGCAATATAATAATGGACTTGTTATAGGAAGTGTCTTTTTTGATACGTTTGGGTGTCTTAATAGGAACGATTCCTAGTTTCATAGGAGTAATAGCTGAATCAGATGGTACGACCAACCTATATGTGTTGTTGCTGTTTTTAATAACAAGACTGTCCCTGCGCAGGAGATTAAGCACGTAAGATGCTTTTCTTGCAGCTAACATTAGCGAGTTGGAGATCTGTTGCACAGATAGCTCACCTGATTTGAGCAGTTCTTGTATCTTCTGTTTAGCTTCTAAATCTGTCATGTTGCTCCTTAAATAGAATACCCCCCTATATTAGCATAGGGGGGTAAGTTTGTCAAGTCTATATATGGATTTCAGATTCACTCAATATAGGACGTTCATGTTTATTGACCCTGCCATACCGTATTTCCGCCTCTTTTCTTGCATCTATAGCTTCTTCTATGGTACTAAAACATCCCAAAGAGATAAAGGATGTCTTGCTAATCCATATTCCTGTAGTCCATTTTTTTGTATCATTTCTAAAACGCACACCCACAGTACCCGAAGAATTCCTACGAGGTATCCTGTGTATTAGTTTAGACATTTCATCAGCCAGATCTATGCCACTGTAATTATCAACCGGAAAATTTAATTTGGCAAATTCTCCGAAATAATACAGTGATGCTATATCATACGCCCGTGCGGCTTCATCTAACGTATCCCACATATTCAAAGATAATTGTTTGTAGTTTACTTTAATAAAAGCATGATATCTGGTGGGGAAAGAGCCACGTAATCTCACCCCTTTATAACCACTAGTGTTATTCTTTGGTTTGATGCAGTTTCTATTATTTCCTTTATGTGTACATCTACGCAGATTACGTTTTCTATTATCTAATGTATTACCGTCTATATGATCTATAACAACCCCATCTCCGGGAATACACTCCATAATAAACCTATGTAAGGGTGTAGGTATAGGACTTATCTTGCTGATACTTGCATGAAAGTACGGATGCCTATTATCCTTATAAGACCATCCATGCGCCATTATCCTCTCATAGTCTTCGTCGTCAATAAGGACTTTATATCCCTTTATGTCTATTTCCATTCATCCTCCTATAAATGTACCCAGCATAACAACTATGCTGGGTACAGCGTTACCACGGTCTAAATGTGTCTATACCCTCATAAAAGAAATACTCTTTTACTATATCTGCCATCCGTTGGAACATCTCGCAGATATTCTGATATCTCAACATAAGGTGAGATTCTGTATGGCAGGTGTAGCATAGGATCATAAAGTCTTCTGGTTTCTCATAAGGTGCCGAAGTATACCGGATATGATGGGTATGAAACTTTCTACACTTCCATTTCTTAATACGTGGTTGCCAAACCCATTCGTCTTTGCCACATATGGCGCATACAGTGTCTTTAGGCTCTCGTAAAGCTTTGGATTTGATACGCCACCAAGGACTCATTTCATAGGCCCTTACAGAATCACAATGCTCTGGTGGAGCAATTACTTTCTTCTTGCGCGCCACCCCTAGTTACCCTTCAAGATTTTCTGATACTTCTGAATGAAGCCTAGCACTGTAGTAAAAGTCTGTTTGGAAATCTTCTTGGATACATACTGATCTTTCAGTTCACTAGTATCCTTATCCATAGTTTCCAAGCATGTAACGACTTCTTTCGCTTTGCTCACTTTAGTCCTCCTCGAATTTTGCTGGCCGTTGAATCTTTATGGAGTCTTCAATAGCCTCCCATGCTTCTATGACACGGCGTTTTACTTCTTTACGAAGTTTATGTTCTTCAATATATTTGAAGAGTTCATCCCGTGTCATCTCCTCACTATCATCCCATGTAACTTTGAGAGCACCGTCTTTTTTCTTTTTCAATTCCCCTTCTGGTGTACGAAAGTTATACAGGAAATCCAACTCATCTCCGAGGCTGTCGATTCCATAGGTGAAATGTATAGTAACAAAACACTTACGGAATGGTCTTGTGTGGCGCACTTTCTCGGCTGTAGTTTGAATTATAGCAGACACAGCACGGTCTTTAATTTCATCTTTCTGACGAAGTTTACTTACTATACGAGCAGATTCATAGAACTTCAACGCCTCACCACCAGAAGTACGTGATTTAGGAGCGTACATTCCAGCACCTACATTAGCCCGTTCTTGTGAGATAATATAAAGTATCGCATGCTTCTTCTTTAGTTTGCACGTAAGTTCTCTAAAGAATTCCTGACTAAGGAACTTCTGCATAGACATCATGTAACTACCCTCGTCAAACTCTTTATCCTTATCATAGGCTTCACGTCGTTTAAGTTTACGTGCTACTGTATCACAGTCTGTTACTGAGTCAAGGGAGTCTAGTACATAGACGCCACATTCATCAGGTTTAAGAGAATCCAACCACTTGTTGAGATCCCAATCCCAATCTTGTACAGTAGCTACATCTCTACCGTAATCTTCTTGTCCTCCAAACATATCAAATCCATAGAGGCTTTGGGTATCAAATGTATTGCCATTTTCCGGGTCACAATATCGCCACCTAAATTTACCTTTGTACTTATGGTAGTTTGCAGCAATACATTCTGTTGCCTTGTATGACTTGGATGATCCTGAATCACCATGGTCACGTACTATCGTCCCTTCCAAATACCCCATACCAAATCCTGCCGCCTCACCTGCACCGACTACAAGATCTAAAATCGTGTGCCCTGTAGTGAAATAAAGGGAGGGAGCATCTTCTGTTTTGGTTGTATCTCTAGCTAGTGCTTTCTTTGCTGCTTTCATCGTTTTGTCTTCCACGTATCCTCCTTATAAAAAAGCCGGAGGAAAGTATATCCTCCCTCCGGCACTAATCTAGCCTACTGTGCTTTCACACATTTCTTCCAAAGGGTGCAATCATCACAAGAATCGAAGTCCCCGTTTGATTTTCCAAAGACACCATTCTTGACAGGGCATTTAGGAACGTCTTCTTCCTCTTTGACCACTTTCTTAGCCGGGGGTGCTTCATCATCGTCATCCTCTTTAACTACTTTCTTACGCGCCGGAGGTTCATCGTCGTCTTCATCACGAGCAACCTTCTTCCTTGCAGGAGACTCTTCCTCTTCTTCGGTATCTGCACCGTTCATAAGGGCAGCGATATCGTCGTAAGACATTTCCTCAATCAAACGATCGAATCCGATTGCGTCGTCCTCAAACTCAGAGATATCATCTTCTCGGGCAACAAGTGTCACTGAGGAGGCTTTAATGAATTTTTTTCCATTAAAGTAATCCTCTGCTCCTATAATCTTTACGGTGAGTCCTTTTTCAATATCAGCAAAGAACCGTACTTCTTTACCTTTCTTGGCGGCCTCTTTATCGGCATCATCCTGCGCTGCTTTCAAAGGTTTCTCAAAGTCTTTGGCGTTTGTCTCAAAGATCTGGAGTCCCTTATCTGGATTATCACAATCCACAATATTATAGAATAAGCGAAGCCGTGCATAAGGTACAGCATCCTTTTCTTCTTTGGTACGTGCTGTCTTATTCATTTCCTCTGCAAGTTCACAGATAGGACATGGCTTGCCATAGTTCTTGTTCGGACAAGCAATACTCTTGCGTCCTGCACCAACATCCTTATGAACATATAACGGAAGCGAATAAAAAAGATCACCTTTTTCAAGTGCTCCTTTAGCTACAAGCGGATGCTTCTTACCAATAGGGAAGGGGATAATATTAAATTTTTGTCCTCCCTCTACCAATTTGTAGAACTCATGCTTACCATCTACCTTGCTGAAATCCAATGCATTGAAATTGTTTCCTGCACCCTTGCCCATTTGTTCGCGCTGTTTTCCCCAGTCTCCCATAATTGTTTCTCCTTTCGTGTTCGTTATCGTTTGTCGTTAAGTCTGTCTCGTGCAGACTGTACCGACATCCCTATGTCCCCAGAGTAATACGAGGAAATCTGTAACTTTACAAGATTATCCAACATACTCTTCTGATTATCCAAAGAACTCATAATGCCCCAAAGAGTATCCACAGCATGCTGTGCAATTTGAAGCGCCTCTCTTGCAGACGTTACCTCGCCGTCATCGTTTAATAACGCGCTGTATGTGGCCTCTGTTGCTTTAAGATCTGTGGGGCAATTACGTCTCCAATACAAATCCCTTTCTGCCTCTTTACTTTTGAGACGATCTTTAGCAGCGTCCAGCTCACCGCGAGCGGTGCTGTACTGCTGTGCGTAGATGTAGTACTTTGTAGCAAATACTTCACACTCGTCGTCAAGATGCATTTTGTCTACTACAAGATCATCCTCGATAGATACCCCTACGTTCTTCATTCTTCCTCCTTAACAATAGCCAGATGTCCGTCAAATACAAACCCGCACCCCAGCAAGAAACTTTCGATGTGTGTAAGTACTCCAAGACTATCTCCATCATACAGACAATCTGCATGAAAACTAGATAGGTTCGATTGCACCACATCACCGTCATCCACAAACTCCCGAATCAAAGTGAAATTTTCACCTTCCATTTATACCCCCTTCTCAATAGTAATGAACTCTGGAAAAGGCAACTGTTTAAGAAGCTCGTCCAGAAACCTATGCCATATAGGAAGTCTGTGATTCCTCCTATCGAAATAAATGTGCCGTAGCGTCTGATAATTTGTACATACTATACGCCTCTGTAAAAAAGACTCTGGGAGCATTTGCTTGATAGACTCAATCGGCATCCTTGCAAGAACAGCATTTTCCATATTTCTGATGGCATCGACCACAGCATCAGTGACTCCCTCATTATCAACATGAAAGTCATCCACAGAAAGTTCTGTATCTTTGATACGTTTCTGGAGCCGATGGACACTACTTTCTGACATTTCTGTACAGCCTATGCGGTAGGTATCAAATTCTGACCACCAATACCTTGGCATAGTAAGATCTAACCACACCGTAGCCATACGAGTAACCTTTGCTGCGCTATCTCCCTCAAGTATCAATTTCTTTAGGAGTTCCACGTCATCAAGAAATAAGTTGACTCCACGAGATGCCTGTACAATCTCCTCATTAGATACACTATTAAAAGATAGCCGCATAGCTTCACATGCTATATCTAGTCCCTCAGTCCTCAGTACTTTTACTTCCATCTTCCAACTCCTTTACTAGCCGTGTAGCATACCAAATTGCTTTCTTAATATCTTCTGCTGGTGCAATCTTTTTTTCATACCGCCACGCATATTTGAGCATATTTCCTTTAAGGAATCCGTTAAATGCTTCCTGTGACATAGATGCTTTGATAGCATCAATACATTCTATTGAAGACCCTATGTAATGATCTGGTTTATTCACAGGATCGTGCTCAGAGTACAAAGGAAGTTTTACTGCCTCTTCTGCTGCCTGTGCAAGAAGGAAGTCTCTACATATCTGCATACTTAGTGGGCTTACTATATCTGAATCAGTCTTAGTACATGCCTTATAACACGGGCAATCTGTATCACTACCTTGTAAATAATCAGAACATTCTAGTTCTGAACAGCGTCCGTCATTTTCTAATATCTTTTTTGCTTTTTCAATTGATGTCATCTATACCCTCCGATAATGTATTTATTGCTCTTCCTATTTGATGTTTGCAGAACATCTCGCACTTCCCGTTCTTGATAGGCATCTCTGCAAACCACG